CGCTAGCGCAACGCCAAACCTTATCATCCAAGGAGAACCATGGAATCTTAGGCAAACCCAGATTGGGAGCGTTCCATTAGATGCCTATTTCATAATTATGCGACAATGCACATGGGCTTCCACAAAGAACTTGGTTTCTCCGCTGCCAGTCAGATCTTTGAATTCCAAAGCAACGTTGTACTTGTCCATCGCAACAACAGGGACTTTAAGCGATACAGATTGTGCACCTTCGGTGAGAGCAACCTCACGGAAAGCCGCGCACTTCTCACTCTCAATATTTTGTGCATCAGGATATGCAACGTAAATGCTCAGGGCTGCAAAGGTACCAGGCCCGGAAGTCACTCGGAAAGTCATGAGACGTGTTTCCACGCACTTCGTCTCCCAGGGCTCCGCGGGGGCATCCAAACTGGTTTTGAATTCCTCAAGACCTCTGAGGTAGTGAACCTTGTGTTGTTCTCCACCAGGCACTTCGACAAGAAAGGTTTGCTCAAACTTGCCAAATGCCCCTGCTTGGGACTTAGCCTTGTCTTGTTCTGATTGACGCACCCGTCGTTCTAACTCTTTCGCAGTCATTGTACCCTTCTTCACCATCTGCTTGCCTGTTGTGCGCGAGGACACAAAGGGCAAAGCGGTCTGCTTTAGAGGGCTTGACGTTACTTTCGTAGCTTTCTTGGGCATGGTGATCTTTAATCTCTCCTTCGGTCCTAACTTTGGTAGTATTCGAAATTTCAACTCTTCCAGAGGTTTCTTCCCCGGTCCGCAGATGTAGTTCGTCTCTTCTACCAGTGCTCTCAACTGAAGGTAGTTTGAATGATACTCGGCGCGCTGTTGCTGCCTCTCGTCTTCTGACTTGTAAATCTTCTCCTTGCTCCCACCACTCAGTGTATGGAAGTTTTAAACGGGGCGTCCCCCATTCAAAAACAGGTTGGCCACCTCGCTGCTCGCAGCTTTCACTGCCAAAGTGAAGATTAAAGAGATTTTGATCTGTCATCCATGTTGACTTAGCTGTTCGCCACTCGTCCAAATCTCCCAACAATGGATCATACTTTTCTAACAATTCTTGCCTGTACGTTTTGATTAGCTTCACGAGGTGCTGAGCCTCGGTATCGCGGCACTTATCCGCAACAAACAACAACTGCATGAAGGATGATAGTCTCGCCAATCTAGTGGCTGGTTTGCCGTCATCACGCCTGGCTAAGCCAGCATGGTACTTATCGCACCGCGTGGGCTTCAGGCCAACTCTGCCTAAACCAAACTGAACGAAACCAAATGAAAGAAATTCCAATTCCATTGGGGGCTTGGGCTCGTGGTTCACCTTCAATGTCATACCAAACAACGACACAAACTCTTGCAACGACTTGCCATTGAATTTATCAACCAACTCATTAGCAACTGTAAACGTTTTGTCATCACCATACAATACGACGGCAACGAAAGCCTTAAAGACCTCGTAAGTACCGCAGCAGTGGTAAATGAAACAAGCGGCCATCAGTTGAAAAATGGCTAGTGTGTTAATCACGACAGTGTTGTTTGAGCCAGACGGTGTGCCAAGGTGCTTCATAACTAGCGACCCGTCAGGAAGCAGCATAAGTGAGTTAATCTCTTCGTTCACCAACTTATAAAATCGCTGGCGATGCGTTTCAATTTCATCTTTGCTGCAACCAGCTTTGCGCAAATTTTTCCGCAACCCGGTCCACGTCTTGTCTGCTTGGTGCAAAATGAAGATGCCCAACAGTGTAGAGTCCAATTTCGCATAATCACCCACGAATCCGCTAGGATGTTTGCTCAGAATCTTGTAAACCCGGTTCCATCCACCGTAGTAGGGGGTCATTCCTACTGCTGAGCTAGTTTTCAAATTCCTCGCATACAACCTTTCATTCCTTTGCAGAGTATACCTGTTCATCGATACCACAAATTGTGCTGGCGCACCCATGATTTGCCTAATGTTGTTGTCTTTTAATTTGACGTCAGCACGAAGCTCTTCTTTGAGTGCGCTCATCCAAACGCAGCATGGGACAGGCAACTCTAGGAGTTGATTGTCGAATTCGGCCAAAAATCCTACACCTTCTGATTCAATCATTTCAGTTTTGTCAGCGTACAGTAAATTCATAGGAAAACCACACGAAGTGTTCCTGTTTAGCTGTGCGCAACTGTCTTCGAACGAAATCACCTCAGAAGCACTGAATTCCTCCAAAAACTCCCGTTCCATCCAATCGCTTGCCTCGACGAGCGCATTGCCCACCTCGGTGCTCATTTCAGGGCTGGGATTCTTGTTGTACTTCAAAGCTCCTTTGATGGCCGCAGCTCTATTCGGTATGGCATTAGAATGGTTCATAAGTTGTACCTCATCTGGATGTCGGACAGCAAAATCTCCGTCATTGCTGCGTCTAACCTTCATATTGGGAAACCTTTTCACCTTGCCAACTACGTCTAAGAACTCCGCCTCCTGCAGCTCGCGTGGTACACAAGCTTTAGGACTCTCAAATTCGATAGAAAATCGATTCAAGTACGTGTTTAAGATCTCTGGTCTTGGATATTTCATCTCGGGATCGGGCCTAGACCCGGACCGACCCCTTATTGAAAATCCTGGGGATTCTTCTTGAGCTCCTCCTTGGAGGGCCCTTTCTTAATCTGATCAAGGAATGGTGCAGTGAATGGTGTGTAGCCATTGGCTCCACTGCCGTCATCACCGTAATGATGCAGCCCAACCACTGCAGCGACTTTTTGATTGCAGGCCACAACTAGCGAACCGCACCAGCCTCCCTCAGTGGAAGAGCTGTGTTTGCAGTTGCCGCTACCAGGCTTTTGTGCCCAGTAACCTGAAAAATCGCCTGGAGACACACGACGTTCGTAGGTCTCGGGGCAAATGCCCACAACAGCACACGAGCCAACTTCGTCCTCACCGACGAGGCGGAATGACTTGGGGCTGATGGACTTTGCCTTCAATCCGAGAAATCTTGCTTTGGGAAGAAGTTTAAATTCGGTCACGTCGGTTGGAATCAAATCATCAACCGAAAAACGTACCTCCTTGACTTCATCACCATCACGAAGACCCAACATGAACATCTTTTCATTACCAGTAACCTCTTTATTGGTCACAAGCGCGTGCTCCATAATTACGATCCAATTGCCAACAACCGGAGCGCACAACACATTGTTCACGCTCAGGAAATTGTCGAACTTCTTGAGATCGAAACTGGACTTTCCAAGTTTGCTTTCTGCGACTCTGGTGCGAGAATTGGCTTCAAGCCGCTTCTGTTCTTCCCAACCACCGTGTGGGACCACATAAAAGCAGTCGTCCTCGTCGAGATAGTGCGAAATGTCCTCACCATCAATGTCCTCACCACGCGCAATAACGTAGGAATCCAAAATATGGTCGTAAATTTCGTAGTCTTGGCCATCGTAGAACTTAAAATTGCCCTTCTTGACCCTGGCGTAACCACCATTTCGACTGGCCGCAAGCTTTCTCGCTCCACGTCCATGTTTGTTCTTGCCCTTAGCTTCAGCAGGACGCAAATCAAAACCACGAGCTGCACGACTATCCGCCGGCTCCGCGTCCAACCACTCTGGACGAAAAGTTTCTTCGGGGTCAGCCGTGGGCACACGAACCTCAGGTTTTACCTCAGGTCGACTCACTGCACGCAGACACATTTGCTTCAAGAAATCAGCAACGTATTTGAAAGCGTTGACCGTGTTGTTGGCCACCGTATAGGCACCAATCAACTGGAAACAACCACTAACCGCAACCAACATCCTGTAAGCTCTGATTTCTGCTTCGGCGTCAAGATCAACGAATTCTCGTGAAAGTTCTCCAGAAGCACCTGCTTCCAAGTTGCAACACGCAGACCGCACACGCTCAACAGCGCGCTTAGTCTTAGCGCGTTCCTCCCTTGGAGGGGATTCACTGCCGGAACCTCCACTCGTGAGCTCGAGCTCCTCAGAGTAAGTAGGCTCATCGGAATATTCAGTGTCGTCAAAATCTGCTGGGATCAATTCTTCAGCGGCGTCCTTGGCCCCATCGGAATGATCACTTCCATCAGAATTTCGATCGACATTATCTGCTTCATCCGCAGCTGGTGTTGCGCGAAAGTTGTTCCAAGCCTCACGGATTGGAAACCATGTGCACGATAAAACACGTGAAACACAGCCTGAGATACCCTTGATATTGGCATTTGCACCAGTCACAAGGGCAGAGCCCGCAACAATCTTTTTGTCAAAGGTTGACATGGTCTTCAGACTTTCTCCAAGCTGAAAGAAGAATGGGACATAACACAACGAAGTTGCGACCCAACTGCTCCACTTCAAGTAAAGTCTCGACTTTGATGACTGAAAGCTCAACTTGTCAAGCGGTGTATCCTTGCCACCAACTCGCTCCATCACATCCATGAGGAGCTCTTGGATGACAGAATGCACACCAAGTGAACCTTTAGACAACATCATGCCAGTCTTCAAAAGCGCTACGATTTTGCCAAATTCGACATACCGCTTGCTGTCAGCACCAAAGATAGCACGAATCAAGAAGGCTACACCTGCATGCGAACCAATGTCTCCAATCACGCCTTCATCAAGCGCCTCTTCGACCATCTTGTTCGCCTCAGTTTCGCACTCCTTCTTCTTGCCCTTGATGTCAGACCGCATGTAACGGTAGCCAAAATAGCAAATCGCAAAGAAAAACGCCTTGCTCAGCAACTCCTTCAGGGCAGGTGTCAACTTCAATTGTTCACGCTCGGCCTTATCGTATGCATAAAACAACGAGTACCACAACGCAAATAGCATGAGTGTGAGCACCAGCCCCGTAAGGGTGCAGGGCAGAACCAGTGTGCTACAGCAAATCACCCAGCACACCGTGGCAATCGGACAGATAATGGCAAGCTTGCTGCTGATTTTGAGCCACCAACGCATAGCCAAGTATGCATGGACCGACTCGCACAGGGCAATCAGGCCAATCTGACCACCAACGTAATCCGTGAAATCCTTCACGAATCCAGTTGGATTTGAGACAAAAGCGAGCAAATTCGCCCAAAGTCCTACAAGATAGACTTGCAGCGCTTGAGGGCTGAGAGCGATGCTATCGCTAATGCCATGCGCAAATTCCGTAATGAGTTTCTTTGTCACCGACAACATCA